CGGTAAACTAACATCTAAATACAGTAAAACATCTGATGCAGGACGCGCGCAGACTTCGATGTCTGGTAGAACAGGCGTTAAGATGGATAACACTGAAAAGTCTTACGATGGTTCTATCATTCCAATGCATGATATCGGCTTTGCTCGTGACTGGCGTGAAGTTGCAGCGGGTACATCAGAAGGTTATGACGCAATCATAGATGATCAGCGTGAAACATTGTTGACATTTAGACGACATATTCAGCTTGATTTACTAGAAGGTCATAAAGACGCTGATGGTAATTTCATCGTTGTTGATGGTTTGTCATGGGAGGGTTTACGTAACGATTCCCACGTTGAGCAAATCGATTTAGGTGCTGGCGGGGTTAATTTCGATTTCACTGATACAACTAAAACCTACCTTGAAATTGAGGCCGCTGCTAAACAAATCCGGGATACAATGTGGATTACTAATAAATGCGGTAAGGAGCTAACGTGGTATGTTAGTTTAGAGGTAGCATCTAACATTGAACGTGCATCATCTGAGTCATACGCATCGAAAGACGTGTTGCAAAGGCTTGCGGGACTGAGAGGTATCAAGGAAATTAAACCTACCTCTGATCTATCTGGTAATGAAATTGCGGGATACCCTCTTGACGGTGAGGATGTTAAACCGTTGGTTGGTATGGCAACTAGTACAATTGCATTACCACGCCCGATGTATAACAGCGACTATTCGTTCATTACCGCAGCCGGTATTGGTTTCCAATTCCGCGATGATTTTAATGGCAATACTTGCTCATTTAGTGCGAAGGAATAATATCATGGCTAATGAATCAAAACGTTATGAAGTTTTACACCCTAAACTGAGTATGTCAGTGAACGGTGGGTTAAAAAGGCTGAAAGTTGGGTCACATATATTGTTGACTGACAAACAGGTGCTTGGTGAAGATGGTGAAATCAGACAATCTCTGAAGGGTAAATTGAGATTGTATGTACCACCTGAAACAGTTGTTGCATCTGAAACAACGAAGAAAGCAGGCAAGTAAGTAAAATAGCCCCTGAAGGGGCTATCTTCTTGATTGAGGTATAGACATGAACCTGAAACAAATAGCCGATAATGACCCTGGTGGTGCTGTCGATGATGCTTTCAACGCTATGTCATCTGAAATGACACATGGAAACGGTCAACGTTTATTGACAGATCAATCTATTGCTAACGATTTAGGATTGATCCGAGGTGTTGCAATCATGACAGCTATCGAACAAGCCGTGTCAGATGGTGTATTACCTAGTCGTATAATTAGATGGATTGAGGGTCATGGTATAGATGTTAATCACGCTGACACGCAATCGACACTTGAAAGTTTGGAAATTTCCGAATATATAACAACGGATCAGAGAAACGCTATCATAGCATTAGGTCATGAACCTAAATTTCCAGGTTTAACACTGTCGGATTTACAAAAAGCTAGGCGTTTAAGAATTGAGGGTAAAATCTAATGGCTGATTTAACTTCAACGGGGTATCAAGCGTCAGCGGCTTCAGTTTCATTTTCTGGTACACAAACACTCGATTCATTAACTAATAATGAATGGACCAACCTCAGTGATGAAATAGATAATTCAACTAATAAATATGTGATGGCTGACTTCTATTTAGAATTAGGTTCAGCGGCGTTTACAGGTGTTGGGTCGACTGTCATAGTTTATTTAATACCTAGTGTTGACGGTACTAACTATCCGGACTGGACTGGTAACGTAACAACTGACGAACAGCAAAACGAACAGTATTTCGCATTCTCGATGACTACAACCGGTGCTACAGAAGCGCAGAAGATAACCAAAGAACGTATTGCAATCCCACCGGGTAAATGGAAGGTTGGTGTACGTAATGTATCAGGTGTGACCCTAGCAGCATCAGCTAATACACTCTATTGGCGCCCACATTCATTTGCAGGATAAACAATACCATTTTACCCGCTACCTAAACAGCTACACCCCGACTTCTACCGTACCGGTGTCAAACCTAATGTACCGGTAGAAGTTGATTACAACGCTGTATCTAAGTTGGGTAAACTTAAAAATGCAATCATAGCTATCAGCCCAAACGAAGCAGTCGATATAGTTACTGGTAAACGTCATACCTCAACATCACCTAGTTCAACTGGCAAGATTGACCCAAACGGTATATATATCAACAACGATGGTAATTTGGGAACATTCCAACATGTGATTGAATCGGGATGTATTGTTGCACATGCTAGGTGTACGGCACCATATAGTACAGGCGCGTCTAGATTTCTCCTGAACTGGTCAGGATCAGGCGAAGCTTTGCAATTGCAGTATAATGGGTTCTCATCGGGTAGAAATTGGCAGGCGACTACTAGAGGTGGTTTCGGTACTACAATCAGCACACTAGCATCACCTAAAGTATTATCTAATGCAGAACTACAACAAGCCAGTGTTGTAGTTTTCGGGTGGGATTTGGATGTTGGTGCATCCGTTGCCGTGGGTGATAGGAAACACTACAGCGGTACAGGAGGAGCGACAACGAATGACACTAACGAACGTGCTATTACAATAGGTGGATCAGGTTGGATAGGGTTATTCTATAGTTTATTTGTGTTCGAGAATGACCCAACAGACGCCGCTAAACTATCACTCTCGCGTGATCCATATCAGTTAGTAAAACCAATCACGCCGATGTTCGGTTTCATTACACCCGCTGGCGGCACTATCGTCGATGTGGCTATGTCACTAGGGTTATCAAATAATATAACTGATGTCGCTAACGCCACTTTCAATACTGCTATACAATTATCAAGCGGCGTCTCATGTGATGACGGTGGTATAGCACAAGCTGCAGGTGCTGTTTCTTTAGCTAAACAATTAGGTTACGAACTTGCTGGTATTATTGCGTTTGATGTAGACATATCTTTCGATAATGGGTTTGGTGATGCTTTCACAGGGGTTTCTACTGCCACGGGTGCTATTGCTGTTGGTGTCGAGTTAGATCAAACAATATCAGCATTAGCTAATTCAGTAGCATCAGTATTGTTTGATAATGAACTCGGTGTGAGTATTGTCACAGCCGGTCAAACAATATCAGCGGCTATGTCACTGGGGTTATCTAATTCATTAGCTAATACAATAGTTGCTGTATTAGATGGTAGCGTTACGCTTGGTAGTGTACTAGCCGCTGATATCAATGCCGCTGCGCAAGCTGATGCTAGTCTGAATTTAGGTGCGCAGGTTGGGATGGTGGTATTTGCGCAAGCCGCTGCGCAAGCCGGTTTATCATTGAATCAGGTTGTATCCGTGACAACCACCGCTCAAAGTATTATATTTGGTATTATTACACCTGATGATAGGGTGTTTAATGTTAAAATTGATTTAAGATCATTCAGCGTCAAAGCTGACGACAGAATATTCAAGGTGTGAACACAATGAGAGAAAGTATAGGCGTGTCATCGATTTATCAATTTGATTGTTATTCTAAACCTGATCATATTAGTGTAGAAGAATGGGGTTCACTCACACCATTGGAACGGGTTGATCAAGGTGATTTAAAATGGTCTGAAACCAACCATAATACAGTGGTTAATGTAGGTCTTGATGATGTATTAGATAAATATTTCAAGGGATCGGCATACACGGCTGGTTTTTTCGTGGGTTTGACTGATGGAACACCTACTATTGCAGCCGGTGACACGATGTCGTCGCACGTGGGGTGGGTTGAAGTTACGGCATATTCCGAAGCAGTCAGGCAAACTTTGACGCTCGGTAGTGTTGCGAGTCAATCAGTTGACAATTCCGCATCTAAAGCAACATTTAGTATAAATGCGGATACAACAGTGATTGGTGGTGGCTTCGTGACCACTAATAATACCAAAGGTGGTAGTACTGGTACACTATACGGTGCGGCGGCTTTTTCAGCGGGTGATAAATCACTAGATGATGGTGATACATTACAGGTCACGGTGACATTAACAGCTGCTAGCGTGTAATATCATGCAAACGCGTATCTTCTATAAAAATGATGTTTCGAGGTTGGATTATAAATTAGACCTAAATGCATCAACATCTGACGGTGGACCATGGTTGACGAACGGCGACACTATTAGTTCATACACGCTAACGCCAGTGGATGTTACTGTTGATTCAGATACGAATGATGATACTAGTGTTACTGTCTGGGTGGAGGGTACTAGCGGTACTGTACAAGTTGACGTGGTAACTGTTGCTGGTCGTGAAGAATCATTTCTAATGAACTTCGTGGAGTCTTGCTGATGCCTGACACTGAACCAAATATACCTATACCTCATAATACATGGATTAATCTATATGATGCCAGTGAATTACCCGTGGGTACTGTAATCGCTGTTCAGAATATCGGGGTAACTGATGTATATCTATCGTCGTCTAGATTTGAACCATCTGAGGAATTGACAGCGTATTGTGTTTTACAGCGTAGCACCGGCCAATGGTTTAGAAATGAAGAAGGCGATGTTGGTGCATGGGCCTACTGCCTCAATGCAGCGGGTTTACTAGCAGTGTTAGAGGTGTGACTGATGGCGTGGATACCATATATTGAGACTGGATTGATCGAATCATCAGAAGATGAGTCAACATCAATTGAATATATAACATCTTTGTTGAGTGAATTGGTATGTCAACTACAATTATTAAATGCTAGAGTCGAAGAGGCATTTAACACAGGTATTAATGAGGATGACTTGATATGACAGGCGGTGTAATAAAATCAGGTAAGGACGGTAACACAGCTATAGTTGATGATAGTGGAAGACTCACTACTAAAGCTGTTACACAATCTGAGAGTATCGAGCGTGCGAAAGCTGGTGAGGCTTTTTTAATCATACATGAACTTATTACTCTCACATCAGATAATGAATCAGTGGTTTTTTACGCTAAAAATAATGATATTGTTGATTGGATATTAGAAAGTGTAACTGTTACGTTCGGTAAATCTACTGATGGCGATGGTGGTGATTTTCAGACGCAGGTTACATTAGCGCCTACAGGCGGTACTATATTAAACGGTGATGACGGTGTTGCTGTTAATTTGAATATCGGCGCTGCAAATATATTACCCGCAACGATTAAATCAGGTAGTGAGGGCGCTACTGCTACCGGTGGTGTTAGTTTTTTCCCCGCTTTGATTACTAATGATCAGGCCACGTTTCCTTTTTCTACGGGTCCGATAGTATTCCCACCCGGCACATCAATATCATTTTCAGTGACACCACCCACAGGTAACACATCAATGAATGTTAAAGTTAACGCATTAGCATATAGAGACACGGAGGGTGTTTAAATGGCTGATATAAGAGGACCAGACGGTAAAATAGTTGTAGTTGATGATTGTGGAAGACTCACAGCGTTTGCAGTTTCAGAACCTGAAGACAAGCAGTTGAATAAGGATGGTGGGATGCATAGTGCTTACTTCTCTGTCGCTGTAGCTGGTACTGATGATTATTTCTTTTATTTCAAGAATAACGGTATTACTGACATTTTCTTCACTGACTTTAGAGTATCGGCATCAGCACCAACTACACTATATTACGAAGAGGTATCAGGTACGCCGGTCTATTCAAGCGAGTCACCAATAATCACAGTTAATAGAAACCTAGGTAGTCCAAAAACGTTAACCGCTGATGTTAGTTCTGATGAGAACATCACAGGTTTAACATCAGAGGGTGTACTGTTCTTCGAAAAAATATCAACAGCTAACGCGCGAAACAATCTGAAAACAACATCAAATATCATTGTCCCACAGGGTAAAGCCATAGCATTCAGAAGTTCAGCGGCGGTAACAGTTGAAGGTTTGATATCAATTGTTGATGGGTTACTGTAATGTCGTTAAATGTTAAAATTACAGGTGAACATGACGATGTACGCGCTAAAGTGACTAAATACGGTCAATTGGTCACTGCGCCATTAGCATATAGTGAACCAGTATTAGAAAGATTAACTGCCAATAATGTTGCGTTCAACATGCTGACTCCATCAACCGGTGAATCCATTGTGATCACTGGTATAATAGTCAATGCCGATAAAAATGTCAGTAATACAACACCGGCTGATATACTAATATATGAATCCGATGGCCCAGATTCATTAACTGTGATTAAAGGTATCGTTGCACCACAGTTAATCAGATCGTCAAATGTTTCATACATTGGATTGAATCTTATTGTTCCTGTTGGACGATGGATTAACGCCGTGACTAATGACGGTGATATATTAGTCACTGTGATGTATTACAGAGTACCGAAGGAGTTTGTTTGATATGTCGATATGCCCTGAGAAGGTGCGTGATATCACAGGTAGTGAACTGGAAGACAATGCTATCACGCCATTTATTATTGCAGCTAGTTGTATAATGGCTCAAATCACCAGTTGTACAGCTGAGATGACAGAAGAATGTGTTGATCAGATACATATATATATCACATCACATCTGTTAGTCACATCAACCGTGGGTCAATCGAGTGCTACAATATCAAAAGAGTCGTTGCGCGGTAAATATTCAGTTGAGTATTTAACACCGAAAGCAACAGGTAATGATATCATGAGTACATCATTCGGTCAGACTGCGAACATGATGTCAGGCGGTTGTTTATCACAGATTGGTAAGATGCCATTGAGTATCAATTTTCCAGGGTGTATGTAATGTTTGATGGTTTCGCAACTAGAATCAAACAATTGATTAAACGTGGTGGTAGAATCGCCACCTATAGAACTTTCGTAAATTCTGGTCCTGACTATAACCCAACACAAACACCTGTTGATACAGATATATATCTGATAGAGTTTGATTTTGATGCCAGTGAACGCGATGGTTCAATAATCACGAGTAACGACACTGAATTCGCTATCATATCTGACATTGTGATTGACAAGAAGGGTAAGATAGTTGACAAGGGTGTTGAATACGAAATTATGAGCGTGGATGATGTCATGCCGGGTGATGACCCATTCATGTATGTTGTACAGGGTAGGGTGTAATGAGCTTCAGTGGTGATGTCAGTAAATGGACAAAAGAAACAAAACGACAACATCGTAACATTGTTAGTACTGTTTTCATACGTCTTGCAACTAGAATCATCAGCCGTACACCAATAGGCGATAAATCACTGTGGTCAAGTATTCCCGATGGTATGAATGTATTAGAGTTTTCACCTAATTATAAACCGGGTTCACTCGTGAACAACTGGCAAGCTGGTATAGGTAAGGGTGACAACGTTCTACCTGTTAACCCACCTAATGTCACAGCGGCTAATGCATTGGGTAGCGTGAAAATAATTGCTAAACAGGCACCCGGTAAAGTTGCGTTCTTAGCTAATCCGATGTCTTATGCTAGAAGGATAGAATACGGTTATTCAACACAGGCACCCCAAGGAATGGTTAGGTTAACCGTATTAGAATTTCAATCAATTGTTAAAGAGGCTGTAAGAAATGCCACTTAGTCAGATCAAAACCTCATTGATTGAACAGTTGAACAGTTTGGTTTTACCTGCTGGTGTTGATGTTTACTATTCTAACATTGAGGCAGATGTACCAAATGATAGTCATTTAGTTGTGACTGTCTTACCTAGCACCACCTTAGCGGTTGATCAGGTATCTACCGACAAGGAAGCAGGCATTTTTCAGGTGTCTGTGTTCGTCAAGAAAGGCAAGGGTGAAATATTATCATCAGATATTGCACAAGTGATATTGGATGGATTTCCTAGAAACCTACAACTTGACGGTGTGAGAATAGAAGCGCCCGGTAGTGTTGCGTCTTCTTTTTTTGATGGTGGTTGGCAGATAACGCCAGTCTCCATACCTTATATTAATTTTTGCTAACGGAGGTAGGCGCTATGTCTACGGAAAGTAATGTAATAACCGCATCAGGCATGAGAATCCGGGTTAGCCCTACTCTACCCGCTACTCATGACGTTGTGGGGTTTCAAGCTCTCAGTGACTGGATTACAGTTGCACAAGTTGTTGATGCAGGTGAAGGTGGTAAGGCATGGAATAGTACCGATCATTCACCGCTTGAGACAGCTGAAGTTGAAACGCTAAAAACTACGTTTTCACAGGGTAATCGTGATATACAACTAGGTCGTGATTTGTCTAATGATGGGCAAGCTGCATTGATTGAATACAATGATATTTATACGGCTGTCTCGTTTGAACTGACATATCAGAATGGAAACATAACGTATTTCACAGCTAAGGTGTTGAGTTTTACTGAAGCTGACGGTACTGCTGAGTCAGTAGTCAGTTCAACGGTGTCCGCTAGTATCTGCAATGATATCATTAGATTGTTGAATACAGGTGTGTTAACCGCAACTATCAATGATGGTGGTACATTCACAGGTCTAACCGATGGAGTGTTCCCGGCAACACAGGCGTCTACTAGCGGTGATGGTAAACGTGCTGAGTTTGAGGTCACATTAGTTGCAGGGGCTGTTACAGCGGCTACCGTGACTAATACAGGGACGGGTTACATTGTTGCTGATACCGTGACGTTAACGGTTGTCGGACCTACAGAAAGCGCCCCAGCTGTGTTAGATGTGGCAACAATATTACCAGCCGTGTAATATTTTCACCCCCATTCAGGTAGCTAGATTGGCAACAATTGAAAAGGGTCTCTTCAACCCCTGCTACCTGTTTTTACCTTGCTGATAGAAAGGAATTATTAATATGAAGATTGCATTTGATGAAACAACTAAATATCAATTTAAACATCCTGTAGGTGGTGAACCCCTTTTTGCACTGGATAAAAAGGGTAAGCCTGATAAATCTAAGCCTATGGAGGCTGTTATATATGGCACTCATACTGCACATTGGAATAATGCGGTAAATGATTCGCTGAAGAAAGTCAGCGACCAAGACGAAGATGAAGACATTGATAAGTCTAGAAACGAATTAATATCACATGGGATAAAACAGTTTAATAACATGGAAGGGTTAGAAACTGAATTTGGTGATTTTGACCCTAACGACAAACTGAAGGCGCTTGATGTCTGGTGGATTAAAAAACAGATAAATAAAGCGTTGGCTCGCATGGACCTTTTTATTCAAGAGTAGAAAGTCAGTTAGTTATATATGTTCGTCACCTCGCATGGTTAAACACCTGTGATGGTGACGACAATGAAACCCGGCTAGCTACTCGACAACGTTTAAAACTTGAAACAAAGTTACCACCAGTAGATAATTATACTCATATTATTGAATGGTGGCGGCAATTAGGGAAATTTTCATGTAGTGGGATGGGTTTGACTCCATTGACACATCAGGAATTGAACGCATGGATTAATAACACAGCAACTGTGGTTGAACCATGGGAATCTAGGTTGTTAATCAAATTATCTCAACAGTATTGTGAACAACACAGTATTAGCCAGACAAGAGATTGTAAACCGCCTTTTGGTGAACTGATGGATTACATCAGGGAAACCAGAACGCAGAAAGTTGAAAACTTATTCTAAGGGTGTGAAATGGCTGAAGATACCGCAAAACTTAAAGTGAAGGTAGACTCTACCGAGGTATTAACAGCCGATACCAACCTAGATAATTTTAGTGAATCGGCCCAACGTGCTGAACTTGCCACTGATGAATTAGATAAAGCGAGTAAAAAAGCTGCATCTGGTGGCATGAAAAATATGAGATTTGCAGCCGGTCAACTCGGTTTCCAGGTACAAGATGTTGCCGTACAATTACAAGGCGGTACAAACGCATTAACTGTACTTGGTCAGCAGGGTTCACAAATAGCTTCTATATTCGGCCCAACAGGTGCAATAGTCGGTGGTATTATTGCTGTTGGCTCGGCTGTTAGTGGGGTTTTAGTACGTTCATTGTCTGAAACAACTGATGAATTAGATGAAACTACTAAACAGTTAGAAGAATTTGAATCTAGAATTGACAGTACTCGTAATAGTATTAATCGATTCAAGATAGAAGGATTAAACGCCGATATAAAACAGCAACAAGAAATTGTCGATGAAGCAACAGCATCATGGTTAAGACTCGCCACATCTGCTGAAAAGAACCGTAAAGCATTAGGTATCACTAAAGAATCTATAGCAAGCGCCTCTAAAGAATTAAATGACCAAGCGACTATTCTACAGAAACTAATTACACAGCGTGATGAATTAGCGGCTAGTGAAGGTGATGAACGTTTCAACCGTTACATCACGTCATTAGAAAATGAAGCGGCTATATTAAAAATCAAGGCTGAAAACACCGCTAATGTGACTGAACTGTTAGCGATTCAACAAGCTGAAACAGTCAAGTTAAAAGCAACAGGTGAAGAATTAACGGATATTGAACGGGCTTTAGTAGTTGAACAAATCCGAAAAATTGAAGCATCTGACACAATAATAAAACAATCCCGTGAACAAAAGGCACTTGATGAAAAACGCCTTAAAACTGCAACTACTGTTTTATCCAATTTGCAGGCTGAACTTGATCTATTGGGTAAGACTAATGATGAACAGGTTGTTGCTACTGCTTTGCGTAAGGCAGGGGTTGATGCTGAATCTGATCTTGGTGAGGAAATTAAAACAACAGCTTTAGCAATAGCGAAACAGAAAGACGCAATCAAGAAGGATCAGGAAGAAAAGAAGAAGAACAGGAAAGAAACAGACGATTTAATTAAGTCTAATAAAGCATTAGGTAAATCAGCCACTGACATAGTTGATAAATTAGACCCTGTAGGCGCTAAATTAAGAAAGATAAAAGATGAAATAGCGATTATACAAGACGCTACATTCAAAGGTCTGATTGACCCTAATACAGCCGCTGACACAATTAGCAAGTTGGAACGTGAGTTTGAAAAAGCTGGTGATGAATCAGGCAATGCATTTAGTACTGCATTTGAATCAGCGGCTGATTCAATAGGTGATTCATTACAGGATGCTATTGTATCAGGTGATTGGGGTGGTATTGGTGACACAATAGCAGGGGTACTTGCTAATTCAGTCAGTAAAGGCGTTTCAGGCACAATTCAAGATTCGTTGACTCAATCATTTGGTGATTCAATACCAGCACTATCAGGGGCATTAGCGCCTATTGGTGGCGCGTTAGCTGGTGGTATTGTTGGGAGTTTGGTCACGGGAATAGGTAACCTGATTGGTGGTGATGTTGTTGATCCCACAGAGCAACGACAAGAGGAACAAGGCACCGGCAGTGTGTTAGGTAGTATTGATGAAAAAGCTGATTCAATTAATGCATCTAATGCAATCATAGCTAGTGCAACTGACTCATTAGTTAATATCAATTCCGATATGTTGCTGTCAATTCGTGAATTGAATGACAGTATAGGCAATATAACCACTGTCACTGCTAAAGCGATTGAAGATATTGAATTTCAATTACCGTCAGGTGGTGGTACTG